TAGGCGGGCGTGCGTCACGCGTATTTTTTGCCGGGTTTTCCGGCATGTTTGCACCTATGTTGATGATGTGATTTCATGTTCACTCAGGAGACGACATGAGCCCTGCTTTGCTTCCTCTTTTTGCTGCGGTCGGATTTGTGGCTTCGTGGATTTCCGCGGCGAGGGTTAGGCGAGAGTGCGAGAGCGAACTTGCTGGGTGGCGGAAATCTTGCGGCGAGGCGAACGCTCGCAAGCGAGATGCCATCGCGAGAGCCGAGTGGGCCGACGCGACATGTAGGACCATCCATCGTGCCTGGTGGATCAGGGGTAAGCGTCTGGAAAGCATGGAGGCAGACCGAGAGGTCTTCCTCGCCCAAATCAAGGCTCTTGAAGGGAACGCGGAGAACGCCAGGGGGAGAGAAGCCGGATTGCGGAAAGAGCTTGCCGCGGCCCTTAACGTCATCGAGTCTCGCGAGGCGGATTTGAAGAAAGCTCGGGAAGCGGTCGTCGCGTTCAACGGCATCGCTGGCACCATCGAATTCAACGGCTGATCGCTCGGGCGTCGTCTTCTCCGGCTAGGCAAGGTCACTCACCTGGGGGTTTCGATGATTTCGCCTTGGACGATCGCTTTCGCTTCGGGGTTCGGTGTTGCTTGCAGCGTCGTCGGTGTCTTGCTGGCGATCCTGCGTCTGTTTTCATCCGACGAAGGGCCGACGAACCAGGACGTCGACCCCGTCTTGAAGGGGCTTGAGGTTTTGCTTCAGGCGGTCAAGTCGATCCCGAATCGGGAAGAGGAAGTCGCCAGACTCAGCCGCGCCGGCGACCATCTCAATGAATTGCTTTATGCCGAGCGGGTCGAGAACGATGCCTTGCGGGCTCTCAATGATCGGCTGTCGAAGAACGTCCTTCGCGAGCGAGACGAGCACGAGAAGACGAAGCGGGCTTGCCGGTCGCTCAACGAAGCCTTGCGAAGCGTTTCCGAGAAGCTTGGCATCCAGACGAACCGAGCCAACCAGCTTGAGGCCGACCTTGCGACGCGGGACGAAGGCCGGGTCAAGCTGGTGAAGGACAATGCGAGCCTTCGCGACCAGCTTTGGAAGGCGAACCAAGAGCTTGGCCACTATCGCAAGCAGTATTTCGATGAGTTGAAGTGATCCCCACCGGCTAGGCGACGTGGCGAGGCCGAAATCACCAACGAACACCGGAGGTCCGCACCTTGAAGCCTGAAACGCTCGCCCTTGAGTGTGTTTTCCTGGGTCTCATCGTGGCTGTCGTGCTCAGTATGGGCTGGTTCGTCCTTCGGGCGGCCGTCGGCCTGTTCCTCTTCGGGCGTGCCGTGGCGAGGCTTCTAGGGCGTCTGGCGCATAGGGGGGCCGACTGATGGGACGAAGAGGGCCGAAGCCGAAGCCTACGGCGTTCAAAATCGCCGCGGGCGTCCGGTCGGATCGCATCAACTTTGCCGAGCCGGCCCCCGTTGAGGGCGAGATTGAGCCGACCTTGGATCTGGACGCGACCGCAAAAAAGGAGTGGGAACGTCTCTTGCCGATCCTGCGATCGATGGGCGTCCTTTCGGCGGGCGATGCAACGGCTCTGACCATGTATTGCGTCGCCTTCTCCCATTGGGCCGAAGCCGAGACGAACATTGCAGCGAACGGCCTGGTTTTGCAGGACAACCTAGGCCGAGACTTCGCCAACCCCGCGGTTGCGATCAGCAAGCAGGCCGGGGAAACGGCCGCGAAGTTCATCCGGGAATTCGGCCTCACCCCATCGGCCCGATCGGCGATCAAGGCCGCGCCGGGCGAGGATTCCGGGGCCGACGACGATATCGAGCGGTTCAAGGCGAGGCGAAAGGCGAATTGATGGCGAAAAAGCGCGTTCCGAAGCGGTGGATTCGCGGAAAAGTCGACGAATTGGCGGTCGAAAAGGGCTGCTATTTCGACCAATCGGCGGGCGAATTGGTCTGCGATTTCATCGAAACCTACTGTCGGCAGTCGAAGGGCAAGTGGGCTGACGACCCGATTTCGCTGCTTTCCTGGCAACGCGACTTCATCATGAGGCTTTTCGGCTGGAAAAAGGCCGACGGGCGACGCCGCTTCACGAATTCATATGTCGAAATCCCGAAGAAAAACGGGAAGTCGACGCTGATTTCCGCCGTTGCGGTCGCTTGCTGCGTTTTGGACGAAGAGGGAGCCCCGGAAATCCACCTTAACGCGGTCGACCGGGACCAGGCGAGCATCGTTTTCGACGAAGCGGCGAAGATGATCCAGGCTTCCCCGACGTTGCGGAAGCGGTTCGACGTCGTCGACTCCCGAAAGCGGATTCTCGACAAGAAGAACGACGGGGTCATTCGGGCCAACTCGGCCGAGTCGCAAAAGCTGGACGGCGTGAACGCAAGCGTCGTCATCTTCGACGAATTGCACCGGCTCAAGACGCGGGATCAGTGGGACATATTCCAGTATGCTTCCGCGAGCCGCGAACAACCGCTAAGAATCGTCATCACGACGGCCGGCGAGGACGAATCCGGCCCTTGGTTCGAGCAACGGACCAAGAGCCTGGACGTCAACAAGGGCACCGACGAAGACATTGAACATCTTGGGATCGTTTACGCGGTCGAAGAGGGGGACGACCTGGACGACGAAGCGACCTGGGTCAAGGTCAACCCGTCGCTCGGCCACACGATCCGCATGGATACGTTCCGCAAAGACTACGAAGACGCGAAAACGACCCCGATCAAATGGGCTCTGTTCTGTCGCCTCCGGCTAGGAAAGATCGTCAAGGGGGCCGCGGCCTATCTGCCGCTTGACGTCTGGGATCGGTGCGGGGCGGCCGTCCTCAAGCCTCACATGCCGCTCTATCTCGGCCTTGACCTGTCGACGAACGACGACTTGACGGCTCTCGCGATGATGAGCGGCGACGAGTCGTCGGGCTATGATCTTCGCATGCGATTCTGGCTACCCGACGAAGACATTGTCGAGCTTGAGAAGTCGTCACGCATCCTGTATCGAGCATACGAGGAAGCGGGGCATATCGACCTGATCCCGGGGCCGGTGATCGATTACGACGTCATCGAAGACGCGATCCTTGAGATTGCGGCCGAACGCGAGGTCGCAATGATCCTCGCCGATCCGTGGAACGCTTATAAGCTCTGCTTAAAGCTGAGAGACAAGCACGCCTTACCGGTTGAGTTCCTTCGGCAAGGCTTCGGCTCCCTGTCGAATCCGACGAAGGAGTTCTTGCGGATCGCGAAGGCCGGCAAGCTCCGAACGGATGGCAATCCGATCATGAGAGCATGCGTCGGGAACGCCGTGGTCGAGATGGACGCGGCGGGGAATATCAAACTCACCAAGCGGCGAAGCCGCGGGAAGATCGACGGGGCCGCCGCGGCTATCAACGCGACGGCCGGAGTCTTCTCCGGGGCCGAGTACGAAGGCGAGTCCGTCTATGAAAAGAGAGGGGTCTTGATCTTTTGAAACAACCGGCTCCCCGGCGTGCCTCTCGCGCCTCAAAGCGAGCCTCGCCGGGCGGCAGGGAAGCGAGAAGCGGCCTGGGTCCGCAATTCTCTTCGATCACCGGAATGAACAAGACCGGCGTGAACGTCACCGAGCGTTCGGCCCTGACGTTGACGGCTGCTTATGCGTGCATCAACGTCATTTCGACCGACCTGGCGTCGCTTCCGCTCAAATGCTATCGCAAGGTCAAAAGCGGGGGCCGGAAGGAGACTCCCGACGTTCCGGGAGCTTACTTGCTCCAGTGGTCCCCAGACGAAGACGACACTTCCGCCACGCAGTTTCGGCGGGATTGGATCGCCCACGCTCTTGGGTGGGGGAACGGCTTCGTCAAGATCACTCGCGACGGCCGCGGCGATCCGGTGAGGTTGGATTTGCTCGATCCGTCGAAGTGGGTCGGCGACCGGCGGCCGGACCGACGGCTTTACTACTGCAACAAAGACACGCTCGACACCGAATTTGCGTCGAACGTCATGCACCTTGCCGGAGTCGGCTTCGACGGCGTGACGGGCTATTCGCCGATTAAGCTGGCGAAACAAGCCGTCGCTCTCGGCCTCGCGGCCGAGACGTTCGGTGCGTCGTTCTTCGGCAACGGGTCGACCGTCTCGGGGTGGTTCACGCACCCCCGGACGCTGAAAGACGGATCCGCGGCGAGGCTCCGGCAGTCGATCGAGGCCGTTCACGGCGGGGTCAGCAAGGCCCACCGGATCGGCATTCTTGAAGAGGGGATGTCCTTCGTCAAAACGTCGGTCGACCCCGACGACGCCCAATTCCTGGCGACCCGGAAGTTTCAGGCGATCGAGGTTTGCCGGCTCTACCGAGTCCCCCCGCACAAGATCGGCGACTATTCGCAGTCGCACCTGGCCAACGTCGAAGCATCGAACCTTGATTATATCATTTCGACGCTTCGACCGTGGGCCGTCGCCCTTGAAATGGTCGCTTCCATGCGGCTGCTCACTCCCGAGCTTCGCAAGGCCGGCTATTACTTTGAGCATCAGCTTACGGCGCTCTTGCGGGGCGACATGAAGGCGAGGGCTGAGTATTACCAGCGAATGCGGGATCTTGGGGCGATCACTCCCGACGAGATCCGCGACATGGAGTCGATGAATCCCTGGCCGGACGGAATCGGAAAGGTTCCGCTCGTGCCGGCCCAGCTTGTGCCGCTCAAACGCATGAGCGAGGAGCCGGAGCCGGTTCCCGAGCCGTTGGCGACGAAGCCGCAAGAGGACAAGCCGCCGGAGGAAGACCAACAGTCGGAGTCGGAAGGCGACGACAACCCCGAAGAATAAAGGCATCAATGTACATTGAGAGACGCTTTTCGCCCGGCCGGGTCGAAGTCCGAGCCAACGGCGAGGGGTCCGCTCCGACGATCCGGGGGCACGCCGCGGTCTATCGACAGTGGTACGTGATGTATGACTCGCCGGACCTGATGATTCGCGAGACGATCGCTCCGGGGGCGTTTGACAACGCCTTAAGGGAGAACCAGGACGTTCGGGCGTTGTTCAACCACGATCCCAGCTTGATTCTCGGCCGGACGAAGGCCGGCACGCTCCGGCTCTCGCTCGATCAAACCGGCCTGGTTTACGAAGTCGACCCGCCCGACACTCAGGCCGGACGGGACGTCATGACTTCCCTTCGTCGGGGCGACGTCGATGGTTCGTCCTTCGGGTTCACGCTCCGCAACGGGGGCTATGTCATCACGCATCGCGACGACGCCAACGGAAAGCGGATCGTCGATCGCGAGTTGAGGGACTTGAACATCTTCGACGTGTCTCCGGTCACCTACCCGGCATACGTCGGCACCGACTCCGAAGCCCGGTCGCTGGGAGGGCTCGGCGACTTCATTGAATCGATCAAGGAAGAGAATCGGAATCGTCTCAAAGCGAGGGCTGCCGAAGCCGCTCGCGGCCGTCGTCTCCGGCTCTCGCAATCCCTTGTCTTGAATCCCGACTGATCGGCGGGGCGTTCGTCCCTTTCGCCGAAGTATCTCGCCCCCGCGTGGTCGGGGCGCGCACGCATCGCAGGTTTTAACACGAAAGATGAGCAAAGCTCTCCGCACCAAGGCTGCCGATCTTCGCACGCAGGCTCAGGCTCTTGACGCTCAGTATCGCGGGACCGAAAGCGGCATGCCCGCCGAGGTTCAGACCCAGTTCGACGAGTTCATGAATCAGGCCGACGCTTTTCAGCGTCAGGCCGACGAGTCCGACGCTCGCGAGCGTCGGCTTAACGAGAGCGCCGCTCGGTTCCTGCAACAGCGGGCCGAGGGAGGCGGCGGTTACGCGACCGGTGGGGCCGACCTGCCCCATCAGGATTTGAAGAACACCCGCAACGGCCGGCACGGATACAGCGTCGTCAAGGCGCTTCGTCAAGACGTCGACCAGCGAACCGGCCGCGGCCGGATCGACGGCCTTGAAGCTGAGGTCCATCAGCAATTGACGTCCAGTCGCGCCGCGGCTGGAATGCCTGCCGCCAAGGGTGTTCTTGTTCCGCTCGATCTCAGCGCCTACGAAGGCGAACAGCGGGCTCTCGACACGACGGCCGGCACAGGCGCAATCGTGACCAAGCTGTCGACCGACCTGATTTCGATCCTTCGGAATCATCTCGTCACGGCTTCGATGGGGGCGACCGTCCTTTCGGACATGCTCGGCCCCTTCGCGATCCCTCGCCAGAACCAGGCCGCAACGGGCTATTGGGTCGCGGAAGGCTCGGCCCCGACCGCGAGCAACCAGACCATCGATCAGGTTACGTTCACGCCGAAGACGGTCGGAGCGTACACCGACTACACCCGTCGGTTCCTCGAACAGACGAGCGTGGCGGCCGAACAGTTCGTGCGAAACGACTTGATGCAGGTCATCGCTCGTGCGGTCGAAACCGCGGCCCTGAACGGCTCGGGTTCGTCCAATCAGCCGACCGGGGTTGGCCAGAATTCCAACGTGACGACCGTTTCCATCGGCGCCAACGGCGGCAATCCGACGTGGGCGACTTTGATCGGGATGGAAAGCGCCTTGGCGACCGCGAACGCCGATCTCGGCCGGCTCGGTTACATCGTCAACGCGAAGACTCGCGGCTATCTCAAGCAGGCCCCGAAGATCGGGTCGACCTTCCCCGTCTTCCTCTGGGACGGCACGGAAACCCCGATCAACGGCTATCCGGCCGGCGTGACCAACATCCTGCCGAGCAACTTGACGAAGGGTTCGGGCACCGGCCTTTCGATGATGCTGTTCGGCAACTGGAATGATCTTCTCATCGCCCTTTGGTCGGGCGTCGACCTTCTGACCGACCCCTACACCGGGTCGAGCACCGGCAACGTCCGCGTCGTCGCGCTGCAAGACGTAGATATCAACGTCCGTCATCCCGAGTCGTTCGCCAAGGTGGTCGACGTCCAGACGAGCTAACCGGCCTTCGCCTTGGCGTCTGCCTGATTCTTCGCGTCCGGGGGATTCGTCGTCTCCCGGACGTCTTCATACCAGAGGGCTTGTTGATGTTTGTTGAGCTTCTGAAGGGCAACCTGATCGGCGACACGTGGCGGCCTCGCGGCTCGGTCCTGAACCTTCCCGACGACGCGGCCAAGCGGCTTGTCGACGCGAAGTCGGCGAAGATTTCCGGCGGCCCCGAAAAGGTCGTCGCGGAAGATCCCGAGGGCGATTTCGAGCACACCGGGGATAAGACGCCCGATGCCGTCGAAGTGGTCGAACAGCTTATCGCCAAGCGCGGCCCAGGCCGTCCCAAAAAGGACGCCTGACGCATGAATCCCGGCCGGATCGAGATAGTCGAGCAACCGGTCGTCGAACCGGTCACGCTCGACGAAGCGAAGAAACACATTCGCTTGGACATAACCGACGACGACGACTATGTGTCGGAGTTGATTTCCGTCGCCCGCCGCGTCTGCGAAGTGACGACCCAGCGTTGCTTCATCTCAACAACGTTGGATCATTACTTCGA